ACTTGACTTGCAGATGTTGCGGAAGCTCAACAAAAACACTTCATGCTCATCACTCTCACTATCACCCTTATTCTGAAGGGCCGTGGGACTATGACATGGGAACAATTATTACTTTGTGTGCTGATTGCCATTCAGATCAACACACTGAAAGTGAAGCGTCAAAAGCAAATGTTCTTCTTGCTTTGGCAAAAATTGATTACTGGAACGTCTACGATCTTGATTGCTTGTGTGACATTCTTTCTGTTTTAACTAAAGAGGACTTGGAAAATATGTTTCTGGAGAAGGCCAATGGCACGAATCAGAACAGTTAAACCGGAATTGTTTCGGCATGAGGCACTTTTTGAAGCAGAACAGCAAAGCAAATTGCCTTTGCGTTTGGCTTACATTGGATTGTTTACGGCTTGTGACCGAGAAGGGCGGTTTAAGTGGAAGCCAAGAGCATTGAAGTTGGATGTTTTGCCATATGACCAGATTGACTTTTCACGCGTGCTTGACGCGTTGCTGACGCATGGTTTTATCGTCAAATATGAGTATGAAGGCAATGAATTTGGTTGCATACCTACTTGGTCGCAGCATCAAGTTATAAACAACAGAGAATCAACATCCTTACTGCCTTCTCCTGAAGAATCAACAACTTGCACGCATGAAGCACGCGTGGATGACGCGTCATTCACGCCTCTTGTGCATACTCAAGTGGAAGGGAAGGGAAGGGAAGGGAAAAGGAAGGGAAAAGACTCGTTGGTAACGCGGCCTGATGTTATTGATGAGCAACTTTGGAATGATTGGCTTGTCATTAGAAAAAAGAAAGATGCGCCGTTAACGCAAACAGCATGGGATATGTTTATTTCACAAGTAAACAAGGCTGGATGGACAATTGACGATGCCATAAAAGAGTGTTGCCTCCGCACATGGGCCAGCTTTAAAGCTGAATGGGTAGCCCCAAAGACCTCCTTTGCCCAACAAGCTGCCGACATTGCCAGAACCACAGTCCCTGCCCAACACACTGGTCGTGACCCTGTGCTGCTCAAAATTGACGCTGATAGACAAAATGCTGCGCCTATGCCCGAGCATATCCGCAAGCAAATCAATCAAGTTCTGAGGAAAGCATGAAGCCAACACGCCAACAAATTATTCGTGACTTGCTGTTGAAAAACCCTGACGGTTTAACCCGGCAAGAGTTGTCAGACCAATTGAGTATCCACATATCCAACGTCAAAAAAGCCATTTTTGGAATGCCTGACGTTTATGTTGACCGCTGGCAAATGGGCAAACGCAAGCAATATCAAAAGGTATATTGCGCGGTGTTTGTTCCTAAAGATTGCCCACATCCAAATGATAGGGTTTACGCTAATAGCAAACCAGTCACTGTTTGGAGACAATTGCAAGCATGACACGCACCTACGCACACGCTTCGCGCTCATCAGCACGGACAAGGGCGGCAAAGCGTTCAAGCATTGAATCAGTCATCCACCAGTCGCACCCCTTTGGGCCGCGAACCTGCTCGGCCAGTTCAATTGTTGTTTTCATTTCTGCTCCTTAATGCGACTTCGATGGCTCGGGCAAATTCCATCCAATCAAGAGACTGTTTGTACCAAAGATCAGCTAATTCATCATCCGTCAGCGGCTTGCGCTGTGCTAATGGGGATGTGTAGAGAGCAATCGGCTTGTATGTGCTTGAGGGCTTTTTCCACCTGAAATATTTGTGACCAACTGCGTTCTCGCACAGGTAGGCCACAGGCTCTTGCTGTGCTGGCTGCTCTGCCAGCGGAGCGTTCAGTGCTTCATCAAGTTTTTCAACAACAGATTGCAGGTGATTGCTCAAAGAGTCTTTGCCGCAAAAGCATCGGTTGTATTCGCCTTCATCGTGCAGAAAACAGTTGTCTCCGTGGTCGCGCAGATTGTCTTGCGCCAACTCCAACGCCTCCAGCGCGAGGCGCAATGCTTCTTGTTGTTTGCTCATTTTTTCTCCTTGTCTTTGTTGTTGCGCTTGAGCCAGCAGCTGGCGCACAGCCACCGGCCTGGCCGCATCTGGATGCCACCCTCTGGCGGCTGCTTGATCTCGCACTTGTCGCAGAACTTCAGCTGGTGCGAGTGCCGTGCGCTGCCGTTCAAAATTAGGTTTCTCACTTCAGTACCTCATGCACATAGACCTCGACCCGTGGGTCGCTGCTGTATCGCTTGGTGGCCACCATGTTGATGACCTGGCTGTCGTCGGCGTAGACCACGCTGTTGAGCGCGTCCAGAACGGCCTTCATCACGTTGTCCAGATCTGGCTTGACCTGCGGGTGTAGTTCGCCATCCATGGCCAGCTGGCGCTTCTTCTTGCTCCAGCTCTTGGGGATGGGGTAGTAGGCCGACAGCTGCAGCTGCATGGGCGTGTCGAATGGCTCCCATTCCTTCATCGCAATGCGTGCCTCGCCTGCCACTGCGGCCTCAAAGCCAAGCGTCTTGGCGTCTGTATACATGCGCACAAAGCCGCCACGGCTGGTGGCCCTGGGCCGTCCCTTGCCGATGGGGGTGCCGTACACCACGAAGTAAACAGCGGCGCTCACAGCAGGCCCGCTTTCCTCATGTCGTCCACAAAGGACTCGATCTCAGGGCAGGGCAGGTCGCGCCAGCAGGCACCGTCACCTGTCATGTAGAGCGCCTCGGTCAGAACATCCTCGGGCACAGGCTGGCCGTCCTTGGCCATGTCCAGCAGTTGGGTGGCTTCTTTGTGGGTCATTTGAAAAGCCCCTGCCATGGGCTGGACAGCACGCGCCAAACCTCGCCGCGCTTGATCTTGTTGACCCAGCTCTTGCTGACGCCAAAGCGCTTGGCCAGCACGGGGCCAGACTCGCTGCTCAAGCGGATCTCTTGGGCTTCGGACTCGCACAGTTTTGCCTGGCCTGTCTCCACCCTGTACTGGCGCAGCTTGCTGGCCGTGACGTTGGTGACCCGGCGCTTCTTGGCCATGGCCTTCATGTGGACCGCCTCGGACTTCCAGATCGTGTGGTCAGGGTTGACGCAGGCGTACTTGCCGCATGTGTTGCCGTAGCTGCCCTTTGGTTGCGGCTTGCCGGTCTGCAGCTCTCGCATGAGTTTGCGCACGCTGACCATGGTTTTTTTGCCATCAGGGTATGCGCCGACCTGGGGCGTCTTGTTGGTGATGTAGCCCTGCCATAGCAGGCAGTCGCCGTCCTCGACCGTGCGAGCCATCAAGCTCTCGAGCGTGTGGACTGTGCGGGGTTTGCTCATTGCTTGACCCCCGACAGGAAACGCTGCAGGCGGGGCTGCAATTCGCCGTAGCGGGTCTGCAGCTGGTCGCGCACGCACTGGTCGATGATCGAGCTGACGCTGCGGCGCTGGTCTTCAGCGGCCTTGGTGAGCAGCTCTCGGCTGTCCTTGTGTAGCCGCACAAGGAACGGGATTCGTTTGTTGTCCATGCCCCAAAGTATAGCGGGGCGATATTGGACAGGACACCCAAAGTCATTGATTTTTTGACTTGTTAGGGTAAACACCTACGGATTGCCGATCTTTTGGGGGTTGTACACGATATCGGTTTTGTGTTTACAATGACGCATGTTCAACGAGCAGATGACGCTCAAGGAGTTCAACATGTACCTGATCACAGATTCTTTCGGCACCCGTCAACGCGCATGGAGCCGTGCCGATGCCCTCGACTGGCTCGCCCACTGCAGCGACAAAGCCCAAGTGACCGACCTCTTCGGTCGCGTTGTGGCCATCCGCATCCAGGGCTGAGTCATGCGCAAAGACCACCTCCAGCACACCGTTCACTACGGCCCCACATGCAAGTCAGGCCGCTCTGGCGGCAGCTTGCGCGGCGAACACCTGACAGTGCCTGCCGCCGAGTTCCTGGCCTTGGCTCCTGCGCTGCGCTGCGAGCGATGCGCCAGCAGCAAGCTGTTTGCGTTCCTTGAGCGCCAGGCAGCCAAGAAAGCGGTGGCCTGACATGAGCGACCACACCCGCAACCTGCAGACCCTCGAGTGCAACCTCGAGCGTGCCCAGGCTTACGCCCTGGCCAAGCCCACCGATTGGAATCTGACCAAGGTGGCTGACCTGACCCAAGCCATGACCGACTACCGCCGCTTCATGGCGGGCGAGATCCAGCGCCACCAGATGTGCTGGACGGCCATCGAGCTGACCATGGACATGCCCGCCTGGGGCACTTACGGCACCTGATCGGAGACTGACATGACCAAATTCGTTGCTTACTTTCGCGTTTCCACAGACCGCCAGGGCCAGTCCGGCTTGGGTCTGGACGCCCAGCGCACAGCTGTTGCCCAGCACATCGGCCAGGCCGAGCTGGTGGCCGAGTTCACCGAGGTGGAGTCTGGCCGCAAGAACGACCGCGAGCAACTGGCCGCAGCTCTGGCCACGGCCAAGCGCGCCAAGGCCACGCTGGTGATCGCCAAGCTGGACCGCCTCGCTCGCAATGTTCACTTTGTGTCTGGCCTGCTTGAGTCTGGCGTGCCGTTCGTGTGCGCCGACATGCCGGAGGCCGACCGCACCTGGCTGCAGATGTCTGCCGTGTTCGCTGAGTGGGAGGCGCGCAAGATCAGCGAGCGCACGAAGGCTGCTCTGCAGGCCGCCAAGGCCCGTGGCGTGCGTCTTGGCTGCCCTGACCCCAGCAAGGGCAGCGCTGCCGGCAATGAACGCATCCAAGCCCGTGCTGATGCCTTTGCTGCCCGTGTGCAGCCGATCATCGAGAAGATCAAAGCCCAAGGCTTTAACACCATGCGCGAGATCGCCATGGAGTTGACCAGCCGAGGGATCGAAACTGCCCGTGGGGGCAGCACTTGGCACGCAAGCCAAGTCAGCAACGTCATGGCGCGAGCCTGACAAAACAACAGGAGAAAATCATGAGCGAAAAAACCGTCGACCGTTTGTGTGCCGTGGCCACCATCATCTTGTTCGCTGGCATGGGTGTCATGCTGGCGTGGAGGGGTTGATCATGGACGCCAAGAGAGTCAACCCGACCGAGACCCTGCTGGGTGGTAGACCCTACACCCCGGCAGCGTCCACCGATGTGGCCAAGACATGGCTAAGTTTTGGCTGGGTTCCACCAAGCCGTGATGCCCAGCAGGAAGTCATGCAGCGCCTCAACCCCATGTCGGTCAGCCGGGGGGTCGCGTCATGAGCCAGGCCACCCAGATCCTCGACATGCTCAAGCGCGGCCCGGTCACGGCCATGGACGCGCTCGAGAAGGCTGGCTGCTTTCGGCTGGCCGCTCGCATCGCTGACCTGCGCCAGCAGGGTCACGAAATCCTCACGGAGACCATCACCACCCCCACTGGCAAACACATTGCCAGCTACCAACTGAAAGGAGCCAGCGATGGCCGGAAAACTCACTGATGACCGCGAGATGTCTGCCTCGCGCTTGCCTGGCCTGATGGGCTTCAGCAAGTACAGCACACCCAACGATGAGCTGCAGTTCAGCATCAACGCCATCGACGGCAAGGAGCGCCCCGACATCGGCAACGAGGCCATGGGCTGGGGCAACACACTAGAGCCAGTGATCCTCGAGCAGTCAGCCAAGCGCCTGGGGCTTGCCGAGTTCAACACCCAGATCACGGAGCCTTACAAGCACCGCTCTGTTGCGCTGCAGTGCAGCCTGGACGGCATCGGCTTTGGGCTGGGCCAGGAGATCACCACAGACCCCGACAAAGGCATCTATGTGGTCGGTCAGGACAGCATCGTGCTGAACGGGCCAGGCGTCCTCGAGGCCAAGCTGACCAAGACCATGCCAGAGGATGTGCCGCACCTGGCGCGTGGCCCGATCCAGCTGCAGGGCCAGATGCTGGTCACCGGCCACAAGTGGGGCGCGGTCTGCGTGCTGTACCAGGGCATTGAGCTGCGCGTGTTCCTGTTCGCCCCGCACCAAGACACCCAGCGGGCTATCATCAAGGCGGTGCAGGACTTCGAGACCCGGCTCGAGACCTACCGCCAGACCGGGGCCATCGAGTGGTACCCACCGGCCAGCAGCAAGGAGCTGGACCGGATATTCCCCAGCGCCATCAAGGACGAGATCGAGCTGCCGCCCACGGTGGCCGACCTGGCCAAGGGAATCATGGCCAGCAAGGCAGCGATCCGCGAAGCCGAGGCCAGCATTGAGAAAGCAGAGAAGCTGATCAAGGAGCAGCTGGGCCAGGCCGAGAAGGGCAGAGCAGGCGACTATGTGATCAGCTGGCCAATGCGCAATTACAAGGACTCTCCAGAGCGACTGGTGCCTGCGAAGAAAGCCTACAGCGTGCGCCAGTCCACGCTGTCGATCAAGGAACTGCAGTCGTGAACTTGCCAGACAAGCCAGCCATCAGGGCTGCATACGAAACCGCCGTGGTTGCGTTTTTGAACGCATGCCCCATGGCAGAAGAACACGAAGCCGAGGATTTTGTGGACGCCATGGCGACACTGATCTTCACCACCATGCAAACTTATGTAGAGGAAGAAACAAATGACAGCACTGACAGTCACTAACCGCCAGGGCTTTGCCCCTGCCACCATCACCGAAGCCATCCAGTTCAGCGAGATGCTGGCCAACAGCACGATGGTGCCCCGCGCATACCAGGGTAAACCCCAAGACATCATGGTCTGCGTGCAGTGGGGGTACGAGATCGGCCTGGCCCCCATGCAGGCGCTGCAGAACATCGCCGTGATCAACGGCAAGCCCAGCGTCTACGGTGACGCAGCGATGGCTCTGGTGCAGGCCAGCAGCGTCTGTGAGGATGTGCAGGAATACTTTGAAGGCGAGGGCACGCCGAACCCGGTCGCGGTCTGCGTGGCCCAACGCAAGGGCCGCAAGCCGGTGATCGCCAAGTTTTCGGTCGAGGACGCCAAGCGAGCTGGCCTGTGGGGCAAGCAAGGCCCATGGCAGGCATACCCCAAGCGCATGATGCAGATGCGTGCCCGTGGCTTTGCCCTGCGTGACGCCTTCCCCGATGTGCTGAAGGGCCTGATCACCGCCGAGGAGGCCCAGGACTACCCGGACGAGGCCAAGCCCCGCCAGGCCAAGGACATCACGCCGTGCAACCCGCTCGACCGGGTGGCAGCGCCAGCGATCCCGGCAGAGACCAGCGACCCGGCACTGATTGCCCAGGCATTTGCTGCCGACCAAGAAGCCGCGGATGTGAACAAGCTGATCGCCGAGGCAGCAGCT